CAACAGCTAATGCTTCAAGGGTAAGTGAAATAACAAACTTGCAGTCAACAATAAATGATAGTACAACGGGTTTAGTTGCTGCTCATTCTGCCATAACAAGTGAGGCTACAACAAGAGCATCAGCAGATTCAGCTCTTAGTACATCCATAACAAATTTAACATCCGAAGTAGATGACAATGCGGCTGCTATAACAGCAGAACAGTCAGCTAGGGCAGCTGGAGACTCGGCTAATGCAACTAGCATTACAAATCTAACCGCTACAGTTGGAAGTAATACATCAAGCATTACAACTATATCTAATGCCCAAAGTGCTGCCGATGGAAGATCTGGTGCTTCGTATGTGTTACAAGTAAATTCAAACGGACATATAGCTGGTTTTGTTGTACAGACTTCAGCATCAGCTTCTGGACAAACTACAAGTGATGTTATTTTTCAGGCTGATAGATTTAGAGTGGTTGGAAGTAGTGGCTCTGGTGTTACAACACCATTCACAGTAGTGACATCTCCTTTTACTCAAAATGGAGAAACAGTTCCAGCTGGCACTTATATAGACACAGCTTTTATACAAAAAGGATCTATTACAAATGCACTTATTGGTAATGCAACCATAGATAATGCAAAAATAACTAATACCTTAGATGCAGCTAAAATAGTTACTGGTCAAATAAATACTGATCTTTTAAAAATAGACAATGTTACTATCGACACCGATGGTCAAGGCAATTTAATTATTGGAGCTTTTGATGCATTTAATCATGTTAATACTGGTTCAGTTGGTTTCATAGGAGGCACATCTGGTCAAAACGAATCAGATAATGGTCAAAGTATTTCTTTTACAGAAATTCAAAGAACATCATACGGAGCTAATGGTTTTCCAAAACATATTGCAGGAGAGGCATCTACTTCTGCAAACCCAGCAATATCACAAGGAGATGTAGTGGGAGATCAAGGATCAGCAGTTCCTTTATTTAGTTTTAATTTTACTACAGCTGCTTACTCTGGAAATAGAGATTTTTTAATTATGACTGGTCTTGATTTTACAGGTAGTAGCTCTTCTAGTTCTGAGTGTGTCTTTGCGGTTGCAATGAAAGCAACAACATCTGCCACAGATTTTAGATCTACCACAAACAGTCATTATGTTTTTACAGACAAGATAACTTCTGTGGGAACACACTCGCTTGGAGTTCATAATTTAAATGCAAAAGTAAGCTTGCCAGGTAACACGGAACATTACATTTGGTGTTTTGGTATTGGTGATGATGGGGTTTCAAGTTATAAATCTGGTTTTATAAATGTATTAGGATTGAATAAATAATATGAAAGAATTTTGGGATGACATTATTGATAAAAGGAATTCAAAACTAAGAGATTCTGACTGGACACAAATACCAGATAGCCCTTTGACTGCGGAAAAAAAAGCAGAGTGGGCAGCTTATAGACAAGCTCTAAGGGATATACCAAATAATTTAAGAAATCATGAGAATTATGTAAGCGATGAAGAAAGTCATCCATATAATGGATCTATAATGAGCTGGACTTTTCCAGCAAAACCAGAGGATTAGACCTTTGATACATATAATAAAAAGTGATATCTTACAAGAAAAATGTTGACTCAAGTTGATGTTAGAGTTTATTGGGATTCCATAGAGCCTGGTTTGCGGGAAATAAGAAAACAAGCAAAGCCAGAGTGGAGACCAGAAGACATATATTCAGCTTTATTAAATGGCATAGCAGAGCTTTATGTAGACATTGAACAGTCTCCTTGCGAAAGTTTTATAATAATGCAAGAAAGACCAAATGCATTTCAGCCCTGTAAATCATTATTAATATGGGTTGCATATGATAAGAGAGGCAAGGCAGCTGATCAGTACATGGATTATATTGAACAAATGGCTAGAGAAAAAGGTTGCAGCAAAATAGAGTTTTGGACTCCCTGGCTGTCTTTGGCTGAATCGCTTACAATGAAAGGATACAAGATAACTAATTACATAACTGAAAAGGAAATAATATGAGCGGTGGCGGTAAAGCAGAAATAAAAGATACAGCGGCACAAAAGGCTTTGGCATCAATAGCAGCCAGAAGATTCAATCTATATCAAAAAACTTTTGTTCCATTAGAAAATCAGTTCATTACAGATGTTTATGCAATGATGGATCCTCAAGCATTTAACAATGTGGCGGGTTTAGTCAATGCAGTACAACAACCACAATTTCAATCGGCAAGAAAAAATTTACAAGATCAAGCTTTTGCCCAGGGCATGGATCCTACTAGTGGACAATATCAGGCAAGAGCAGCACAGATGGCACAAAACCAGGCAGCAGGAATGGGACAAGGAGTTGCCCAGGGTCTTTCTGGACAGGTTGATAGATATTATCAGGGAATGGGTAACATTGTACAAATGGGACAAGGTCAGGCAGGAGAAACAATGGCAGGTCTTGGAGACATAGCAAGACAAGCTCAATCAGTAGCTGGTGCCCAGGCAAGAACATCTCAAGCACGAAGTCTTGCAAATCAACAATTAATTGGATCGGCAATAGGTACTGGCTTAGGTCTATATACGGCATTTGGTGGATCTGGCGGTGGATCTGGTGATGGGAGCTCATAACTTATGTTTGGCTTAATAAATTACGGAGATGAATTTTTAGGTAATAATCCGTTTCAAATATCAGATCTTGGTTTTAACCCAGCACCTCCTGGACAAGGCAGCGGTAGTTTATATGTAAACCCATTTAGACAAGGGGACAGGTCAGCTCAAGATACTTTGGCTGATTTGTATGAGGCAGAGTTTCAAGATTATTTAAATAGATTTTTTCCCGTTGAACAAGATCTTATAAATCAAATGACAACAGGTTTTGAACAGTTGCAACAAGAAGAAATAGGCAGAGCTCAGGTTGCTGTAGCAAGACAGTTTGCAAATACAAGAGGTCAAGAAATGAGAAGACAGCAAGGATTTGGTATTACAAGAAGACCTCAGAACGAAATGGATTTTCAAAGAACACAGACTTCTGCTTTAGTAGCTGCAAGAAATTTTGCAAGAATGAGATCTGAAGACAGAAGATCACAAATATTATCTGGAGGTCTTGGTAGCGGTCTTCAGGGCAGAACATTAGGAGATACATAAATGGCTAGAGGATTATTAGGAGTAGGAAGAGTACAAAAGAAGCAAGCTATGAGTGGATTGATAGAATCTGCTGGTCTTGAGGCTAGAGCAGATACTCTTAACGAACAATTAAAACAACAGAGAAGAATGGCTGAGGCTCAAACTTCTGGCACCTTAGCAGCAACAGGAGCAGCAATAGGTGGCGGATTAATTCCTGCCATAAGTGCAGGAATTTCAGTTAAAGGTGGGGCAGCAGTAGGAGGCACAACTGGTGGACCAGTAGGAGCATTAATTGGTGCGGCTATAGGATTTTTAGCTTCCAAACTATTTTAGGAAAATATTATGGCAGGATTTGCAGACGGATTTAATCAAGGACTAAACTTAATGTTTAGTGCAAAAAGGCTTAGTCTTTATGAAGATGAGCTTGAGTTAAGAAAGGCGAATCAAGAAAGACTTGATAAGCCAGTAGCAGAAGTGGCTCCAGGCGTTGCGACAGATCTTGGAATTTCACCTGACACAAGTATAGGCGATGCACAAAATATTATTAATCTTGAAAAAACCAGAACCGATATAGATGCAGATAAAGCAAGAATAGATTATACAAAAGGTCAAACAGATCTTATAAACCTAGAATTAGATCCTGCAAGAGTTAAAAGAAGAGATGATGAAGCAGAACTTATTCTTGACGAAAGAAAATTGAAGAATGAAAAGTCAGAACTAGACAATATTGCTTTGCAAAAACAATTTGATAATGCTGTTGAATATGAAGATGCAATGTTAAGTGAGTATATATATAACTCTTTATTAGCTCTTAATAGAAATGAAGACTTTCAAAAATCTAGAGGGACCCCTTCTTATGATGTAACTATTAGAGGTCTTGTAGATGTATATAGCAGAGCTTCTGAAGGAGGAAGAATGGATATTGCAAGAGTGATTTCCCCTGAAACTGCTCAGGCAAGGGGAGTATTACAACCAGTTATTACAGCATTTCGTAGTGAAGATCCAGAAGCTATTGGTGAGATTAATTTTGGAGATTACAACACAGAACTTAATACTTTTTTTGATGTTAAAAAAGGTCAATACCTTGGGAAAAATTTTAAAAAATCCGATGGAACTACATCAAAAATTGCAGGAGTAACAATAGACTTTGGTTCTATTGAGGCACAAGGAAATGGAAATGCAGTTTTGTTAAAGGGTAATTTTGAACTTGAAGATGGAACAACAGTATCTTCATATATGCCAGCC